TAAAAAGTGCAAGTTAAATGTCCTGAGAACGATAAACACGCAGGAAAAGGAAAAATATGTTGATTGATAATGAAGATGAGTTGCCAAGTGAGTTAGACGTAGTTGAAGAACAACAGCAAGCAAAACTTCCTGAAACAGAACAACTTTCAGACGTTCCCAATTTCTATCGGGATAAAAGTCTAGAAGATGTTATCAAGATGCACCAAGAGGCTAACAAGCTAATTGATCGTCAAGGTAAGGAAGTAGGCGAGATTCGAAAACTAGCAGATGAACTCATAAAGCAGAACCTCAGTTCTAACAAGCAATCTATTAAAGAGGAAGCACCAGAAGTAGACTTCTTTGAGAATCCAAAAGAGGCAATTCGTCAAACTGTCGATAACCACCCAGATGTAGTAGCAGGCCGCCAAGCGGCTCACGACTTCAAAAGGATGCAGATTCAGCAAAAGTTAGTGCAAGAGCATCCCGACTATGGTCAGGTTGCATCAGACCCAGACTTTGCAAATTGGGTGAAATCTTCACCTGTTCGCATAAATCTGTTTGCCAAGGCTGATGGTGAGTTTGATTACGATAGTGCAAACGAATTACTGACTACTTATAAACAGTTACGTGGCGTGAAGGCGAAACAAACGAGTGATGCTGGTGAAGCAACTCGCAAGACTAACCTGAAGGCGGCGGGTGTTGATATAGGTGGTAGTGGAGAATCAGGAAAGAGGGTTTATAGACGGGCTGACCTTATTCGGCTGAAAATGACCGATCCGAACAGATACGAAGCCTTGAGTGACGAGATCATGCAAGCCTACGCAGAAGGTCGGGTCAAATAATTAACTTATCGATTTTTGGAGATTTATCATGCCTTTAGGTACAAATAATGTGACAGTAACGACAGCGGCAACGTTCATTCCTGACATTTGGAGTGACGAAATTGTTGCGGCTTACAAGAAGAACCTCGTTTTAGCAAACTTGGTTATGAAGATGTCTTTCAAGGGAAAGAAGGGTGATGTAGTTCACGTTCCTGCCCCTACCCGTGGTTCAGCGTCTGCAAAGGCGGCTGGTTCACAAGTAACTTTGATTGCGGCAACGGAATCCGAAGTTCAGGTAGCCATTGACAAACACTATGAATATAGCCGTTTGATCGAAGACATCGTAGAAGCCCAAGCATTAAACAGCTTGCGTAACTTCTACACAGCAGATGCTGGTTACTCTTTGGCTAAACAAGTCGATTCAGACTTGATTAACCTTGGACGTTCAACCAATGGTGGTGCTGGTACTAACGCCTATGCAACTGGTGCGTTTATTGGTGGTGATGGTACGACTGCTTATGTTGCCGCAAGCAACAATGAGTCAGCCCTGACCGATGCCGCTATTCGCAGAACCATTCAGCGTATGGACGATACCGATACCCCAATGGACGGAAGATTTTTTATCATCCCACCCTCAAGTCGCAATACTTTGATGGGTCTTGCACGTTACACAGAACAAGCCTTTGTTGGCGGTACTAACAATACCATCCGCACAGGTGAGATTGGTAACTTGTATGGCATCCCTGTGTTTGTATCGTCTAACTGCGATACAGCATCTGGAAGTAACAACGCACGAGTTTGCTTGATGGGACACAAAGAGTCTGTTGTTCTGGTTGAGCAAATTGGTGTTCGTTCACAAGTTCAGTACAAGCAAGAGTACCTTGCTACGCTGTTTACATCTGATACCCTTTATGGCGTTCAGATTCTCCGTGCGGCGGCAAGTGCAGGTGCGGCTAAGTCTGCATCTATGTTTGCTTTAATAGTTCCTGCCTAATTGCAGTTGCGCCCCCTGCCCTAGTGGTGGGGGGACTTTTTTAACCTAATTAGGAGAAATTATTATGGCAACAGCAAGTGCAGTTGTAACACGTAGAGGCAATGACAGTTTTCGGGGTTTATTCTCTGATACTTGGTCAGTTGTTTGTACTTTAAATGCTGGCTCATTAGTTGATGGTGCTGGTGAAACAGATGATGTAACAGTTCCAGGCGTTGCCTTGGGTGACATGGTTATTGGCACATCTTTGGCTGTGGATTTGGTTGGTTTGACTGTGACGGGTTATGTCTCAGCCGCTAATACAGTTAAGTTCCGCATCCAAAACGAGTCAGGCTCTACAGCAGACTTGGCATCAGCCACTATGGACATTGTTATTGTTCGTATGGTTTAAGGATTGGGGGGCTTGCTCCCCTTTCTTTTAAGGATAAATATGGCTTTGTTTCGTTGCAATAAATCAGGCAATACAGTCGAATTCAGATTTGACTTTGATATTGTCGAGATGCGTAGGCATCCAGAATACACAGAGGTTGATACTTCTGCTGTTGTGGAAGTTGAGAAGGTTGATGGAACAAGGCAGACACTAACTTTGAAGAAACCTATGGGTAGACCCCGTAAGGAACAGTTATGAGCGATATTGACGCTAGAGATTTTGGCAGAATAGAAGCCCAAGTTGAGGCTCTGCAAGTGGAAGTTCACCAGTTGGCCTCTGATGTCAAAGAACTCCTTGAGTTGGCAAACAAGTCTAAAGGTGGCTTTTGGATGGGCATGACCATCGCTTCTATGGCGGGTGGCGTAATTACATTTGTTGCTGGTAAGTTACTTAAATAAGGGGAAATCCTATGCCGATGGTTGGAAAAAAGAAGTTTGCCTACTCTGAAAAAGGCGAAAAAGAAGCAAAAGAATATGGCAAGAAAAAGGGTCTTCCTGTGACCATTATGGTTGCTGTTGGCAAGCCAAAAGGTATGCCTATGCGTGGTCAGCGCACTGCAACTAACATGATGAAGAAAACAGGGAGAGGCAAATGAGTTCATTATCTGGGGCAAGAACCCTATTAAATGCTGTAACAGCAACTGGTGCTTCTACTGCCGTCCAAATTGATGGTGGTCAGCCCGTATTTATGCAAGTCTCTGGAATTACAAGTGCAACTGTTGTTTTGCAAGGTAGTCTAGATGGTAGTAATTGGGCAACCCTTGGTTCTGCTTTGACTGCTGATGGAATGGTTACTATTGCCAATGCACCTAAATATGTACGGGCAAACTGTACAGTTTATGTAACTGGCACTATCACGGCTAAGATTCTTTACTAATATGAAAAAGACCAAAGCACAAGCCAAGATTAGCAAAGTCATGCGTGAGTACAAGGCAGGTGATTTGCACTCAGGCAAGGGTGGTAAGGTTGTTAAGTCTCAGAAACAAGCCATAGCAATTGCCCTATCAGAGGCTGGTAAGGCGAAGAAGAAACCAAAAAAGGTGAAGTAGATGAAATCTCCAATTTGGCAAACAAAAGCTGGTCAAAATCCAAAAGGCGGCTTGAATGCCAAGGGGAGATCATCCTATAATGCAGAAACTGGTGGCAATCTAAAAGCACCAGTTAAGTCGGGGGACAACCCTCGCAGAGCAAGTTTCTTGGCTCGTATGGCTGGCAACGATGGGGCTGAATACGACAAGAAAGGTGAACCGACAAGACTGCTTCTTTCGCTTAAAGCATGGGGTGCATCCTCAAAGGCTGACGCAAAGGCAAAGGCTAAGTCTATTTCTACACGAAATAAGGCAAAAGCGAAATGAGAGCATTATCAGTTGGAGTTAGTCCCACAGCGGCAGTAGACACAACAGTCTATACCTGTCCTAGAGGCTATTACGCCAAATTTACTGTAATGTACATTCACAATACAGGCGGGTCTACCAAGCACATAACTGTTCAATGGTTTGACGCAAGTGCTAATACCACCCTTGATATATTGACCCAATACGATTTCTCAACAAAAACCTATTTGCAGTTTGATGGCAACGCCTACATTGTTTTAGAAGAAGGCGATAAGATCAAAATAACTACTCAATCTGCAAGTTCATTCAGTTTTATAGCCACATTTGAAGAAGAAGGGTTGACTAGAGCATGACCTACCTAGAACTTGTAAACGATGTCTTGGTGCGCCTCAGAGAGCCTGTGGTAACTACTTTCAGCGAAACCACCTATTCCACCTTGATTGGCAAATTTGTCAATGATGCCAAGCGTCAGGTTGAGGATGCTTTTGCTTGGAACGTATTAGTTCAAACTATCACAGTTACCACAGTTGCAAACACTTCTTCCTATTCCCTCACAGGTGCTGGTCAGAAGTTCCAAGTCTTAGACGCAATCAATACCACTAGTGTTTTAGGGATGACAAACATTGATTTTGTCACCATGAATCGCAACATTAACTTCTTACCCGCTGGAACTTCAGCACCTACTGACTATGCTTTCAATGGCGTAGATGGTAGTTACGATACAAAAGTCACCTTGTACCCAGTTCCAGATGCTGTATACACAGTTAAATTCTCATTAGCCATACCACAAGCAACTTTAGCGGCTGACGCTACTGTGGTGCTAGTTTCTGATGTTTTGGTGTCTCAAAACGCATTTGCAAGAGCATTGGTAGAGCGTGGTGAAGATGGTGGGTTGTCTTCCTCAGAGGCGTATAACCTGTATCGGGCAATGTTGTCTGACTATATTGCTTTGGAAGGCACACGCTATCCTGATCGTGGGGAGTTTGTAGCAACATGACCCAAGCGTTAAAGACCTTTAGTGTTCAAGCCCCAGGCTTCTTTGGGCTAAACACGCAAGACTCTCCTTTGACATTGGAGGCGGGATATGCGTCTATTGCCACCAATTGCGTTATTGACCAATATGGACGTATTGGCGCACGAAAAGGCTTTTCAAGGGTTAATGCTTCCTCTGGCAACTTGGGTGCAAATGATATAAAAGTTATCCATGAGTTAGTACAGCTTGATGGAACACTAACTGTATTGTTTGCTGGCAACAACAAGTTATTCAAGTTAGATGGCTCTAATGCTGTTGTGGAGTTGACCTATGGGGGCGGGGGTACTGCCCCAACTATTACTAATAGCAATTGGCAATGTGCATCCCTAAATGGTATTACCTATTTCTTCCAATCTGGGTTTGATCCTTTGATCTATGACCCTGCGGTAAGCACCACCACATTCAGGCGTGTGTCTGAGAAAACTGGTTATACAGGCACAGTTCCTTTGGGGAACATTGTCATCTCTGCCTTTGGTCGCTTGTGGGTAGCTGATACTACAGCAGACAACGTAACGATTAGTTTCTCTGACTTGTTGGCAGGGCATAACTGGACTGCGGGAACATCTGGAACTCTTGATGTTTCTAGGGTTTGGGCTAATGGTGCAGATCAGATCATGGGTTTGGGCGCACACAATAACTTCTTGGTTATCTTTGGTAAGCGTCAGATATTAGTCTATCAAGGGGCAACAACCCCTTCCACAATGTCATTGGCTGACACCATAGGCAACATTGGTTGTTTATCAAGGGATTCCATAGTTTCTACTGGTTCAGACATTGTTTTCTTGTCTAACTCAGGTGTGCGTAGTCTTTTGCGTACCATCCAAGAGAAGTCTGCCCCATTGCGTGACTTGTCAAAGAATGTGCGTAATGACTTAATGACCTATGTAGCTGGTGAGACATTGGCAAATATCAAGGCGGTCTATTCAGAAGTAAATGCCTTCTACCTTTTAACGCTTCCTGTTGCAAAGCAAGTCTATGTATTTGATACAAAGGCACAGTTGCAAGATGGTTCTGCAAGGGTAACAACTTGGGACTCTATTGAACCAACTGCATTGTTGGCAAAAAGAAATGGTGATTTGCTGATTGGCAAGAATGGGTATGTTGGTAAGTATGGGACATATCTTGACCATGCCTCTACCTATCGTTTTCAGTATTACACCAACTATGCTGACTTAGGTGATGCCAATGTCACATCAATCCTGAAAAAAATATCTGTGGTGGTTATTGGTGGAACTAACCAAATATTGACAATCAAATGGTCTTATGACTTTTCAGCGCAATATTACTCAACCCAAGCAACTATCCCTATTTCTACAATTGCTGAGTATGGAATGGCTGAATATGGTGCAAATGGCATCCCAGTAGCATACTATTCGACAGGCATACAGATTGGCACTTTGGTTGGTCAGGCATCAGGATATGGCAAGGTTGTGCAAACTGCTTATGAGATTGAGATCAATGGCTCGGCTATTAGCATCCAAAAGATTGAGATTCAGGCTAAAAACGGAAAACTTGGGTAAGGAATAAATATGGCAAATTACACAAAAACCACCAATTTTGCGGCTAAAGATGCTCTTGCGTCAGGCAATGCTTCCAAGGTTGTTAAAGGTACTGAGATCGACACAGAGTTTACTAATATCCAAACTGCTATTACTTCAAAAGCAGATGGAACATTTACAAACTTCTCATTTGTTGAAACATCAAATGTCTTGTATATCTACAATGTAGCAACGCCTGTGGCAAAGATAGATGCCTCTGGTAACTTGACTGTGATTGGCAACATCATTGCGAATGGAACAATGTAATGAAAGCATCAGAAATCATTAAAGCAGATGCGGTCAAACGCAAAATTGACCCTGATAAAGCCTTGCGTACTGTTAGTGCGTTGGTTAAGGCTAAGTCTGCTGTTTTGATGCAAGAGAGTGATTCTGTTCTTTTGGTTCGCAAGATTAACCCAACATCCGCAGAGATTCACTTGTTTACTGAAGATAACCCAAGAACATTGGCAAAGGCTGTTATTGGCTTTGTCAGGAGAGGTAAGGCTTTAGGTATTAAGACTGTCTACGGCAAAGCAGATAACCAAGGGATTGTGGAGTTGATGAAACGAGTTGGCTTGAATGTGCAAGCATCTGACTTGCAACAGTACAACTGGAAAGCACAGATATGAGAAATAGTCTTGCCCTACTAGGTATACCAGACCTCCCCATCTATGCGTTTCGCCATGTTGGGGATAGAAGAATTCAGCCCCAAGGTGGTGGTGGTGGTATTCCAATTGTTAGTGATGTTATTGATGCTGGTGGCGATCTTGTTAGTAGTGTTTCAGATGCGGTGGCTGATGTTGATGACACAGTAAACGAAGAAATCCCAGGCGGTTGGGCTACTGTTATAAATGTTGCAACAGCAGGACAAGCCGCCCCTTATACATCAGCGGTTCAAGCGGCAGTTGCATTAGACAAAGGTGCTAGTCTTGAAGATGTTGCCAAAAACTATGCTATTAGCCAAGCCGCTGGTCAGGTTGGCGGTGTAGTAGGGGCAGAAACTGGTTCTAGTTTGGCTGGCAATGTGGCTAGTGGGACTACTGGTGGGTTGCTAAGTGGCAAATCATTAGAGGAATCATTACAAGGTGGAGTAACAAGTGGCGCAATAAGCCAAGTAACACCATCTACTTTATTAAGTTCTGGTGGAACTTCAGGACAAGGAACAACGGGAGCAAATAACATGGCAGTTGATGATTACACATATTATGGTGGCGGTGACGCTTTTGACACAACAAGTGGACTATTTTCGCCAACCACAATCCCTGCACAAGATATAACTGGTGGAGAAGGTTACTACGATACAGGTAGTGCGCCTTATACCCAAGAACAAATTGATGCCCTAATTCCCCAAACTTACACAAGTGACCTTGGAACGCCTTCTACTTTAGATGCGGCTACACAAGCATATCTTAGACGAGCATTGGCGGCTGGTGGTAGTGCGGCTCAAGGGGCAATGAACTTCCTAAATCAAAAGGGCGTTGTCCAAGGTGGTTTAGGAACTGCCGCTAACTTAATGCAATTGCAAGCAAATAGGGAAGCGGCACAGCAAGCACAAGCAAGAATAGGTCAAGCCACACAACAAGCTGTTGCTGGCGCACAGTTCAGACCAGTTGGCACAACTACTCGTTTTGGCACATCTAACTTCCAAGTTGATCCTGCTACTGGTCAGTTGGTAAGTGCAGGGTATACAGCCGCACCAGAGATCACTTCTGCCCAAAACAGACTTATGAGTTTGGGTTCTAGTTACTTAGCGCAGACTCCTGAAGAGGTTGCCCAACAGTACATGACAAGGCAATATGACTTGCTCGATCCTAGTCGCCAAAGACAGTTGGCTGGCATCAGAAATCAGGCATTCCAGACAGGTCGTGGTGGTCTATCAGTAGGTTCTACTGGTTTGCGTCCAAGTGGCGCACAAGGTTTGATGGGTGCTAATCCTGAGTTAGAAGCCTATTACAACTCTTTGGCACAACAAGATGCACAGTTAGCGGCAAATGCAACTCAAGCTGGTCAGCAAAATGTATTGTTTGGTACGGGCTTGTTTGGTCAGGCTGGTACTTTGGAGAACATGGCACAACAACCATTTAATCTAAGCCAAGGTCTTGCTGAGAAATCATCTGTGGGTGGTTATAGGTCGGGTTCACTTGGTATACAAGGCAATGTATATGGCAACGCCATAGGCTTGTCTGCGGCTAATACTACCAACCCATTTGCTACTGTCTTGGGTGGACTAAGTAGCCCAACATCATTGTTGGCGCAAGGTATAGGGTCATACTTTGGTTCTTCTGCGCCATCAAATGTTGGTGGTACTGGTAGCACATTTAATACTGGCTACTATGACCCATTGCAACAACAGTTTTAAGGAATAATCATGGCAGAACAATCAATCGTAAGCGGTTTATTTGGACTTACTCCTCAAGCGTATGAGAGACAGCAATACGAGCAAGCATTAAAAGAAGGTCAAACATTTGGTACACCCCAAGGTCT